TAGATACCAGGAAGCAATGGAATCACTGGATATAGAACCGGATCTTTCTAAGTACGACAGAAGGCTCTCCGCGTTTCTTAAGGCTGAAAAGTTTAACCCTTTGCAGAAGCGAAGTAAGCCACGAATGATTATGTGTCGTTCGCCCAGATTCAACTTATTGCTAGCCTCATACCTGAAGCCCCTAGAGCATGCACTCTGGAGGCGTTGGAAATTCGGTATGGGGGGTGTCGCACCTACACGTGTCGTCGGAAAGGGGCTCAATGGTGTTGCTAGAGCCGCGATTTTGGAAAAGAAGATGGGGGCTGTGGGAGATTGCGTGGTCTTTGAGGTGGACGGAAAAGCTTTCGAAGCTCATGTCAGCAAGCGGCAGTTGCAACTTGAACATAGCGTGTATAAGAAAGTCTACCCGAAGGACAAGCTTTTAGATGAACTCTTGCAGGTTCAGCTGAAGCTGGAGGGTCGCACTGTGGGCGGTATCAAGTACGAGCGGGAGGGGTGTAGAGCCTCAGGAGATTTCAACACTGGTTTGGGCAACACCCTGATCATGGGATCTGCTGTTGAGGCCACCCTGCGCTTGGCTGTTACTGAACTCGGTTCTTTCAAAGCGACTTATCTAGCTGATGGTGATAATGCATTGTTGTTTGTCGAGAGGCGTGTTTCTGAGGGTTTGCGAACTAACTTTGCACGGCTAATGTCACAGGTTTGTGGACATGAGATGACTGTAGAGAAGCCCGTCGATCGCCTTGAGGAAATTACTTTTGGTCAGTGTAAACCTTGTTATAACGGTACTAGTTATACAATGGTCAGACACCCTTTCAAGACCCTGGCTTATGCATTTTCTGGTTATCGGCATTATGACCAGAGAATGTTCACCGGGCCCATGTTGAAGGCTGTGTGTCAGGCTGAGTTATCACTGGCTAGAGGGATCCCTTTGTTGGAGGCTTACTTTGCCAAGGCTCTGACTAAATTGTCAAGTTATCGCGATTTGAAAGACCCAGATTCTTTTCTAGAGGAGCGGCTAAAACAC